ATGGGTAAATCATTTAGTGAAATTATAAATGAAATGATTACAATGCCTAATATTCAGTGGCCAGAAGTTTGGACTGCAATAGTCGAAACACTATACATGACAGTCGTCTCAACTATATTTGCATTTATACTCGGTCTTATTTTAGGTGTGTTATTATTCTTGTCTGCTAAAGGTAAGTCTATCGGTGCAAGGTTATTTTATTCTATCGTTTCTTTCATTGTTAACTTATTTAGAGCGATACCATTTATTATTTTAATTTTATTATTAATACCATTTACAAGTTTGATACTTGGAACGATAAGTGGTCCGACAGGTGCGTTACCAGCCTTGATCATTGGTGCAGCGCCGTTTTATGCAAGGCTCGTAGAAATTGCTTTTAAAGAAATTGATAAAGGTGTCATCGAAGCGGCCTGGTCAATGGGTGCTAATACTTGGACAGTAATTCGTAAAGTCCTCTTACCTGAAGCCATGCCAGCGCTAGTGTCTGGCATTACAGTTACAGCAATCGCTTTAGTTGGTTCAACGGCAGTTGCAGGTGTAATTGGTGCCGGTGGTTTAGGAAATTTAGCATACTTAACAGGTTTCACTCGAAATCAAAATGATGTCATTTTAGTATCAACAGTTTTTATTTTAATTATTGTATTTATAATCCAATTCATTGGGGATTGGCTTACAAATAAACTTGATAAACGATAAATTGGGGGTTTCATTTTATGAAAAAATTATTTGGTCTTATTTTAGTATTAACATTTGCAGTTGTATTAGCAGCTTGCGGTAATGGAAGCAAAAGTGGCGGTGACGACAAGAAAATAACAGTAGGTGCTTCACCAGCACCACATGCTGAAATTTTAGAAAAAGCAAAACTATTATTAGAGAAAAAAGGTTATGAACTAGATATTAAAACAATTAACGATTACACTACGCCTAATAAATTACTAGACAAAGGTGAAATTGACGCAAACTATTTCCAACACACACCATATTTAAACACAGAGAAAAAGGATAAAGGTTACAAAATCGTAAGTGCCGGTGATGTTCACTTAGAACCTATGGCTGTGTACTCTAAAAAGTATAAAAGTTTAAAAGAATTACCAAAAGGTGCAACAGTCTATGTGTCTAATAATCCAGCTGAACAAGGACGTTTCTTAAAATTCTTCGTTGATGCAGGTTTGATTAAAATCAAAAAAGGCATAAAAATTGAAGATGCTAAGTTTAGTGATATTACAGAGAATAAAAAAGATATTAAGTTTAATAATAAACAATCAGCAGAATTCTTACCTAAAATTTATCAAAATGAAGACGCTGATGCTGTTATCATTAATTCAAACTTTGCAATCGAACAAAAACTAAATCCTAAAAAAGATTCTATTGCTGTAGAAAGTGCGAAAGATAATCCTTATGCAAACTTAATTGCTGTTAAAGAAGGACATCAAGATGATAAGAAAATCAAAGCATTAATTGAAGTATTACAATCTAAAGATATTCAAGACTTTATTAATGAAAAATACAACGGTGCAGTTATTCCTGCTAAATAATATCGATTAAATAGTAAACCCCTTTAACAACAATGTATAAGGGGGTTTTTATGGCATTAAAAATTAAAAAAAGGGCGCAAAAGGGGCAGTATATGCAAATTATCGAATTTTAAACAAAAAAATACGCTCAGATTTGAGCGCATTATCCAAGTTTTACCTGTTCAAGTTTGTTCATCATATCCTTATCCATCTGTTCAGTAACGTGAGAATAAATGGAAAGTGTTGTACGGTGGTCGGAATGGCCTACACGATCCATAATAGCTTTAAGTGACACGCCTTGTTGAGAGAGTAATGATATGTGGCTATGTCTTAATATATGTGAAGAAACTTCTTTATCAATACCAACATCTTTAGCTGCTTCCCTAAGGATTTTATTGAATCTTTCAGTCTGCATTGGGTTGCCTTTATGATTAGTAAATACAAAATTTCTATTTAGATATCCATCATTCCATTTTGAATCCTTTTTGTTCTCCAGTATTGCTTTCTTTAATATCTCGCAACTTCTGCTACTCAATCCAATTGTTCTATAACTAGACTCTGTTTTAGTGGTATCTTTTACACCGAATCCACCAGATTCATCGTGAAACCAATGGATTGTTCCGTTAATATTTAAACTCTTATTATCAAAGTCTATATCTTCATTTTGAATGGCTAACATTTCACCAATACGCATACCATTTAAGGCTTGAAATTCGGTCATGAGTGCAACGAATAAATAAAACCGCTTATGGATACCTGAGTGCATTTTCTGAGCCTTCATATTAATATCTTTGATGATAGATTGTATTTCATTTAATTCGAGGTATTTATTACGTTTAGCTTTCACTTCATCATAAGACTTAATTCTTTTATTTAACGTTATATCTTTTAAAAATTCTAAATCTTGCAGTTTATAGATACGTCTAGTGTATTCAAATACATTTTTGAATATGCTTAACGCATCTTTGTTTACTTGATATACATAACCTTTACTATCCATTTCATCGAAAATTTGTTGTGCATATGAAAGTGTTATTTTATTGATTAAAATATCTTCATCTACAAACTTCTTCAAAGTGTTTAGCTTACTTAATTTAGTTTTAATAGTTGTTCTTTTTGACCCAGACGTTTTGATATAATTCTGAAACCACTCATCACTTGCAGCATGAAAAGTTAGTGACTTAAGTGTAGTAGGTGTCTTATCATTCAGTTTTGCTTCTATACGCTCATTTAAGAGTCTTTGAGCTTCTTTTTGTGATTGCTTACCATTCTTATTAAGTACCACGCTAACACGTCTCCATTTGGCAGTGAGAGGGTCTTTGTACTTCTCATAGAATCTATATTGAACGTCTCCATGCTTATTGGTAAATTTATCATGCCACATGTGAATGAGCCTCCTTATTTTTTATTATTTTTAAGTGATTGAATATTGTTATGGATAGCAAACATTTTTAATTGCTTTTTATTTAACATAGATTCTTTTCTAAAATCATTAAAATCTTTTTGTAGTTGTTCGATATCTTCACTTAAATCGATTTGTTCTTGCGATAATTTAGTAACTAAAAATGAATTAATAATTTCATTTATCATATTTTTATCATATTCATTTAACATTACACCGTTATAAAATTTTTGATTATCATTATCTTTAAGATGAAACGCTATATCATTTATAGATTTTTCTAAATTAACAGAGTGTTTCTCTTTTTCGTCATCCTCATATACGAATATATTCTTTTTTTTATTTCTTTTATCATTATTTCCAACTTTTTTGTGTAAATCTTCATAGAACGTTATGAAGTCGTTGTGTAAATTCTCTAGTTTTTCTGTATCGATATCACTATCTTCAGCAGATATAAACTCGTTCAAAATATCTTTAATTTCATTATCAACATCTTGTATTGACTTAGATTGGTCATTTAGTTTTGAATTTTTAAATCCAACTAGTAGTAAGAATAACGTTCTAATTGTAGGAAATTTTCTTTTATTATTTTCAAGTTTACTGATATATCCTACTGAAACATTTGAAAGTTTAGAAAGCTGATTTACAGATAACTTTAATTGTTTTCTATATTCCTTTAATATATCTCCAAATTTCATAAAAACACCTCATTTTCATTATATAGTTATTATAGTGGTTAATTACAAAAAATAAAAGTGTTGACTGTAAAATGGGTACTGTGATATATTCTTTTTGTAGGTAATTCCTAAATATATGAAAGCCTACAAAAGGAGGTTATGATGTGAGAAACAATTTAAGTATGATTATGGGGCGAAAAAGGATTACAGCTACAAAATTGAGTGAAGATACCGGTGTTTCTAGAACTACAATTCATGAGTTGTATCACGAAAAACAAATTAATCCAAGTTTTAGTACTGTTTCGAAATTGTGTAAATCCCTTGATGTAACTTTGAACGAATTTTTTGGAATTAACGAAAAAAAGGAGGTTAAATAAATGCCTAGAACAAAATTGCAAGATATACCTAGTGAAGAAAATGTAATCACTGATCCTAAACAAGTAGTAGTTAAGCCGCTATTTGCTAAACCATCGGTGCTAAGTGAGATTTTTGGTATTAGCTATTCATCAACTAGACGAATACTAATAGAGTGGGAAAAAGATCATAAAGGTATTGATGATTTATATTATTCATTATCATCAACGATGACAGTTATCAGTATTCCGCGATTCGAGAAGTACATGAAGGCGCGTCATAAAAAATGGATGTAGGAGGCAAGGAAATGAAAATGTACTTAATTTATATCTGCTTAGTTTCATTTTTAACAATTTTATTACTAGCAATATCTAACATGTATGTCGCTTTTAGCGTTTATGCTTGGCTAATAACTTTAGGTTGTAATTTAACAGGAGGATTAGAAAATGAATAATGAACAAAAAGAAGTGATTAAAGATATTTATAGTAGTTTGGAATCAGTAGTTAATAACAAATCAGAGGTCTACATCCATGAAATTAAAGACGGTAAGAAAGAGTGGACAGAATCAGTAAACCGTGAGCAACATTTACAAGCCTTCATCGAATGGACACTTCAACAAATAGAAAATAATTTTGAATTGGAAGAGGAGAATGAATAAGATGAATAAATTAACTAAACAGGAATACAAAAACATTGAAAACAAATTGAATTACGATCATATGGTAAACGGCAAAAACCGTACTAATAAAATAAATAAACTATTACAAAGAGAACATAATAGAGGTGCTTCAATTATAAAAAGTGAATACCCTAGACTAAGTGATAGTGAGATATCAGAAATTATTATGAATTATAGAAGTTATAAGGAGTTTGTAATAGCAACAGAAACTTTGGTTGATTTCCCTATAAGTTATGAGGGGTCGAATGTATGCCAGTTCATTACTAAGGAAGATATTGAAGGTTTAAAAGAAGCGATTGAAGAAATGACAAGTTTCATTGAAAATTTGGAGGAACTGTAAATGAATTGGGAAATTAAAGATTTAATGTGTGACATTGAAGTGATAAAACAAAAAATTAATGATGTAGCTACCAAACATGCTTGGTTTGTTGAAGATAGATTTGTAAAAAATGAATTAGAAACAAAAAGGGAACATATTATTTTTTCTGCTAGCTATTTAGAACATCGTATACAAAATGAACATACAGTTGAGTTATTACATGTGTACTTAAAAGAATTCGGTGAACTTATACAAAAATTTCATGAATTAGAAAAAGCATCATCTGATGTAAGTTTGGCGACAGAATCAGATGACGCATAGACACTACGTATTTATTTAAATAAATACTAGTAAATATATTAACAAAAATAAAATGATATCGAAAGGATGACTACATGGACGAAGTATCACTTTATAAAAAACATTTCGAATTTCATTCTAAATTAGATTATGTTTCAACAATTAATCTATCTAGGATAAAAGAGATAAGCAAGCGTATAAACTTTGCATCAATCTCAACAGATAGACAAGCTTTTAATAATAAAGGAAATGTATATCACCGAGAAAAAGATAATGTTGCAGGTGATTATATTAGTAATCTTACTTTAGATTATACCATAAAACCAAAAGAAATTGGGCTTGTTTATGGAACCGTCAATATCAAGACTATTGATAAAAATGGTGAAGAAGAAAAACAATCTACGTTTAAAGCTAGTCATTTTCATAACTATGCACGTTTTATAGCTGATCTAATTTCTGACAGGGTCATTTATTCAAAACAACTAGACTGCTTTATTATAGTTAAGAATAACCAGTATGAAGTGATAGACAATACAAACTTTGCGTTAACCTATCCAGTTGATAACAAGTACTATATTGATGATTTCTTAGATGTGATGTTAGAGCTTTACCGTGAACATTTAAATGTAACTCATAACTTTAAGATTTATCCATATTGCTTTGCAGGTAATGACTGGGTATATGATTGCCAAAATTTAACGCTTACAGAACAAAAATTAAAAAGTGATGAGCTCTACTCAATTAAATATGACGTAGATATTAAAGATATCAATTTAGAAATACCCAGAAACTTCTTTGATTTAGTAACTGACAATGAAAAGAGTAAAAACAATTTAATGCTAACACACGCTTATACAATGTATCGAAAAATGAAATTGATACAAGCAGAAAAGTGGTTTTTACTTAAAGATTTTGGTCGTTCTGGAAAAGGTTTGTTTATGGCTACATTTGAAAAATTGATGACAGTGAACAAAGTTAATTTTGATAGCCTTATTTCTGGTGGTTTTGAATCGGCAAATGAGTGGATGAATTTTTACGGTGCAGATATAGCTCATGCTAATGAGACAGGTGAAATCACTAAACAAATGATGCGCATATTAAGAAAAATAGCAACAGGTGAAACAATTTCTGGACGGGGCATTGGAAGAAACGCATTTACATTTAAAAATAATGCTGTATTAATACTAGATACAAATGAAAGTGTCGATACTGGTGAAATTACAGCCAATACAACGCGAACAGTTAAAATATCGCTTAAGGATAGACCCATAAATGAAACTGATGAAGAACGTTATCAGATTTTTAAGCCTTATTGGGATTATATACAACCTAATGGCAACATTTCAGTTAGTGCGTCAGTGTCATTCTTAATAGCGAGTTTAGAATATTTAAAAGAAAATGGAAGAGAATTTAAATTTAAGGATGTAACGCTCAAGTATTATTTTAATGAAGATGAATTGACTGAAACTCAAATTACTATAATCAGATTGTTATCAAAACAAGGCTTTATATTAGCAGGCGATGAAACTTTACAACGCTTGATAGAACAAGATTACTCAAGTTTACGTTACAAGAACGCTAAAAAAGATATGAGGAAAATTGGCATTAGTATCAATAATCAAAAGTGGATTGACGGGGTTAATACAAAAGTGCATCAAGTTGGGAATAAAGATCTTTTTAATATGGCATTAGCATTAATTAGTGATTAAGATTATAACTAACTCTTACTATCTTTTGTTATAGCCTCTGGAATATTGATATAACAGTCACTAGCTCTTATAACCTAAATTTCTAATAGATGAACAGTAATTATAATATTAGCAATACACTATAGAAAAAAATATTGGTTATAAGGGTTAGTTTTATAAGGAGGTATTCAATGACAGGTTATCATGTAGCAAAGCACTTATTGAAAAAGAATATTGAAGTGATACCACTTAACAATCACAAAAAGCCAACTGTTTCATTTGCTGATAAAGATATAACTGATGAATTCATTGAATATCATTCTAATATTTATCATAAAACAAATGTATTGGGTGTATTAACACGTGGTGTATGGTGTATCGATATTGATGTAAATCATGATGATGGTAAGAATGGTTTTGAGAGTTTAAAACAAATACCATATTACGAAGAACTTGTTACCAATGCACAAAATACGTTAGTACAAACAACCGCTAGTGGTGGAAAACACATCATATTTAAAAAGCATGACAATATCGAATACGGTCAGAAGATAGGCTATTTACCGTCTGTTGATATCAAAGCACATCAAAACAATTATTTTGTACTTGCAGGTAGTCGAACAGATAAAGGAATATATACACATAATGGTGTCAATGTAACTGAGTATCAAGGCGAATTTGAGCAACGAATATTTTCGAAAGCTGGTAATTACACACAACAAGTATTAGAACCGTATTCCATTAGACGAGCTTTGCCTAATTATAGTTTGAGTCACGTAAGAGGTGGCAAAGGTGGAGAGGGTAAACGAGCTTATCAACGCATTATAGACGGCCAAAGCGAATATAGGAACAACGATTTATTTAAAGCAGTAAGTTATGCAATTCAATGTAACGTAGATATTGAACCGTTACGTGTATTGATTGGAGACAACAAAAACGGTGATGTATTTACGGAGAAAGACTGGGAGGCGACAGTTAGAAGTGCAAGCCGTTAAAGAGGATTACAATTTAGATGAACAAGCCCAAAATATTGGCTTAATAACTGGAGTATATAACGAAATATATTATTGCTCAATCAGTTATGTATCGACAGTGTATTTAGAATGTATTGATGGTAGTTGGACTGCATGGCGCGAGAGTTATATACCTAAATCAAATAAAAGAACAAGTTACAAAGTTATTGCTACAGGAAGTTTTGAATTAGTAATAGCTAGATTAAAGAATTATTTAAATTATATAAAAAGGAGTAAGTGATATGAATATAGAAATTATTGCAAACCAATTTGAAACACGAGCAGGCACGTTATTAAGGTACTACACGGGATTATTAGAACATAGTAAAGTGCAACCGTATTGCTTTAAGTTATATAATGATCCGTTTGATATGTGTTATGTGGTGATGAATAGTAAGTTGTTTGGTCATGTATATATTAAAGATTGTAAAGTAAGGCAATCATTTGAATTAGCGTCACCTAAGCACACTGAGGGGCTTATAAGAAGCATAGAGGGGCATTATGTAGGTTATGAATTAAATGACGGTAAACAGCTTTCTATTAGTGATATGATGGCCAGTCAATTATTTGAAGATGAGTATTTTATGTATGGATTACAAACATATGCAGAATCAAATAATAGTGATGTGTTTGAGTACCTAGAAAATGGATTTGATACCGATACACTTGAGGGCATTCAATCGAGTAATACTGATGTGATAGCGAATATTAAAATGTTGTATCAGTTAGCTACGGGAATCAATGAACCAGCACCAGAGTTAGTTGAGGGGTTGGGATTAGTAACTGAGCTTGTACAAGATGAGAATGCGACACAAGAGGATTACAAGGCTTTAGAACGTAAATTGAATGATCTAAAAGCGTCTTACTATAGCTTGAGTAAATAATGTTATGAGGGGTCACATGTAGTGTGTGGCTCCTAATAAAGATGATAAGGTTACAGCAATATATACGATTTTTGATGTTGCTAATACAAGCTAAAGTTTGTTTTTTTTGGTATAGGACTAAAAGTTAAGTTTGTTCGCAATTTGTTCGCCTTATTACACCGAACTTAAGTTCTGTGTTAAAATTTTGTAAAAGGCTCTTTATTAATTATTTAATGTGGTTTTATAAATGTTATATACGATAAGCTAAACAACTGATGAAACGCGCTATAAAGCGAACATAAGTTTGTTTTAGGTCGGTGAAAATGGTATAATTTAGGTATGGAATAATTAAAAGAAAGAGGTGTAGAAATGCAAAGTATCGCAGAAAAAGAGACGTATCATTTACCCACCGAACACCTGCAAGTTTTCAATGTGATAAAAAATACGTCCAATAAGTATATTACTAAAACTAAAATCTTAAATCAATTGGGATATGAATATAATTCAAGCAATGAACGATGGTTACGAAGAGTAATCAATTCATTAGTATATGATTATGGCTATCCTATCGGATGTAGTTATAAACCTAGTGAACGTGGTTATTACATCATTACGACAGAACAAGAAAAGCAACAAGCGATGAGAAGTATTAAGAAATTAGCTGATGGCAGTATGAAACGCTATGAAGCTTTGAAACGAATTGAAGTGTAAAGGAGTATTTTAAATGGAAACAAATCAGTACGAAGAATTAAGTGAAGTATTAGAACTGACTGAAAGCCAAAAGTTGAGATTATATGTATATCAAGAGAGACAAAATAAAAACATAAACCAAGATGATAAAGACGCGATACAAAACACAGAAGAAGAAAAACGTGAAAAGCGTCAAAAAATCTTAGACATTAAAGATGATGTAACTAGACAAAATGCAATTGCGAAAAACAGAGAGTTATTTAACTAGGGGTGAAATAATGCAAACAATCAAAGAAATCGATAAGTATAAAAACAATATTCATGAATATGGTAATGATATAAATAAATTAGAGTCAAATGTTAATGATGTCAAAAATGAACTAGCGAGTAAAAATAAAGAGTATCAAGATTTAGTGATTAACGGAAAAGTAGAACAAGCAGATAAATTATATAGTGAGATTGAAAAATTAGAAGCTGATTATCGTGTAAAAAATAAAAGGTTAACTGTAATGAAACGCTCACTTAAGCAAGTTGTAATAAAAAATTGTGAAAGTATGACTCAAGTGGCTGATCGCTTAAGAGATGAATATATTAACGTGTATCATGATGATTTAAATAACTATGAGCAACTTAAACAAGAATTACAAGAAGCTGAGAATAAATTGAAAGCTCATAATAATGAGTACTATACAAAACAGCGAGAGTTATCACGCTATATTGATGGAAAAAGACGAGAAAATGATATTCAAAATATCGAATTTGTTGGCGCAGTTAATATTATTGAACCATTTAATGTTTAATTAAAATACTATTATAGTATGTCCGTAGAATATTGAAATGAACTATAGCCTATCCAATATGGGTAGGCTCTCTTTATAGGGGTGAATAAATGAAACTGCTTAAAACGAAGCATTGTTTGTATTATCGTAATGGCGACAATAAATTATCTGAGTATCAACTATTAACGCAATTTAACCCAGCATTTATTAATAAAAAAATTAAGATGTGTGAATTCCAAATTGAAAGTATGTACCATATGAGTGCGTCAACCACAACATGTGATGAAATAATGGGGGTCGTGTCTGTCTCATATCCAATTGAAAAACTAGTTATCAAAATTATTGAAACAAAGGCAAGATTACAAAACTATAAAAATCGATCTATAAGTAATATGGCATTGTTGAAAAATGTACTTAACTATTATACAGAAGAAGAGAAGAAACAAGTTGTAAAATACATGCGTTCAAATGGACGATATAAGCCCTACAATGTCATTGAACGCTTACAGGTTGATTTGTATCAAGCAAGTATTAAACAACGTTCAGAACGTCAAAAACAAAGAAATACAGCAATTGAAAATAGCAAGATTGCACGAGTAAATGCATATCACCAATCTTCATATGTAAAAGTGGTGTAACAATGGATAAAAAGCAAATAAAAGCCTTAGTGTGTGATTATCATAAGCGAACTAGAAGTGATGTATTAATAGATGATGATATAAATACTAATGAATTCTTTTCAATAGGTGATGAAAGTTCTAATGAATGGATGGCAGACGATAACATTGATGATCATATTATAAAGAATCACTTAGAAATGATTGTTGACCGAGTAGCGACCGATAAAGAGTTTTATATTTTTGACTCCCTTATACAAGGACGGAGTTATCAAGATATTAGTAGTGTCTTAGATTGTTCAGAACAATCTGTAAGATTTTGGTATGAAACCTTATTGGATAAAATTGTAGAGGTGATAGAATGAGTGAGTTAACAGCAAAGCAAGCACGTTTTGTGAATGAGTATATTAGAACACTAAATGTAACACAAAGTGCCATAAAAGCAGGCTATAGCGCAAATAGCGCACATGTGACAGGGTGTAGGTTATTGAAGAAACCGCATATTAAGCAATATATACAAGAACAAAAAGATAAAATTATAGATGAGAATGTATTAACTGCAAAAGAGTTACTACATGTGCTTACGAATACGGCAGTCGGTGACGAAACAGAAACGAAAGAAGTTGTGGTCAAGCGTGGGGAATATAAAGAGAATCCACAAAGTGGCAAAGTACAGCTAGTCTATAATGAACATGTTGAACTGATAGAGGTGCCAATTAAGCCTAGTGATCGTTTAAAAGCTCGTGATATGTTGGGTAAATATCATAAATTATTTACAGATAAGCATGATATTAACGGGAATGTACCTATATTCATTAATATTGGTGAATGGGATGGCGATGATGAGGAATTAGACAAAGCTGTACAAGATGTATCTAACGCTAATCCTAATCACACTGTGATTGTGGATGATATACCGTTAGAGGATTGAGCGTTAAAAGTTAGGTGTATGGATAGAATGAAACAAATCAAAAATAAAAGAAGCTACGGTTTGTAGCTTCTTTGTTACTTTTCAAAAATTTGTATACATTTACGTAAAAATGACTTTTTATTATTACCTTTTAAAGGCGAAGCATCTACGTAGTACATCCCTCTGACAATTTCTTTGTTTCCAGCTAAATGAATAATTTCAGAGCGCTCAATGAGGTCTATAAAATATTTTCGTTTTCTACGTTCCCAAATAAAGTACCGCAACTCAAGTATCGTTTTACCAGTCTCATAATATGTGAAAGTATTGTATGTCACTTTAATATTGTTGAAGTTTCTTGTTAAGTCCCTGATCAAAGTGATTATAAAAAATCCTATACAGAAAAATGGCAGAAAAAATATGAATAAAAAGATAGATGTAATAATGGTATTTAACAT